AAAAAGACTAAACATCTCGACAGCTATGTAACGCTGAACATCCGACTAAAAGGCCGGGTGAAAAACGAGATAGTTGAGTACGCAACTAAACAGGGAATATCTGTAAATCAATTGTGCATCTATGCACTCTATGAATTCGTACGCAACCAAAAGGGATTTCCTGCTCCTGGCTCTGCGCAATTCTCAATACCAACAGTGGAAGAGCAAGTGTTGGCGTACGTGCGCGGGGAACAATTACTAAAGCCGTGCGGCAAAAAAGATTGCCTGCAAAAAATTACCCAATTAAATGAGTGGCAATTTTGTGAGACTTGCAACTTGCGCATTATGTAATTTGTAATTACAAAATTTCGAAAAAAAATTTTTAGGACCGCCGGCGCAGGATTTTTGGTCTTTTTTTGCCTTTTATTAGATGCCGGCCATCTGTTGTGCTAAGTTGCTTTCGTCCACTCGGGCCGGAATTAACTCGCTTGGTGGTTATGCCATTTTCTACCGGCGACTCCTTGCGTCGGGTGCATGACCCCTCCTCAGGTGAGGTGCCCGGGTGGACATTTAATTTCCCCACATCTGTGCAAGCGTTGGCCGTGTTGGCTTTATCTTTCTTCTTCTCTGTTCTGCTGCAAGCTGTCTGCTCGTTAGTCCTGCCCAAACACCGTGCATATCAGCAGGTGGAAACTCAAGTGCGTACTCTAAACACTTGTCTCGAACCGGGCACGCCCTACAGATGGTTCTTGCCTGTGCAATGTAAGTAATATCCTTATGTTGTTTGGGAAACATTAGTTCGGTCTTTCCCCTACAGGCTGCCAGTTGAAACCAATCTTTCGCAGGTATAGCTATCTCTGAAAATGGTTGGGTATTTTTATTAGGTAATTTTTGTTTGGATATTTCTTTCTTGCTTGTCACAAAATCTCCTCAGAGAAAAGATGAATTTCTTATCTCTTTGGATAATTACTACTAGGTAATTGCTGGTAGGTGGTGGTCAAGTGGATGTTGGTTTTGGTTCGTACTATGCCTTACCCCCCTGCAACTATGCCTTGCCCCTACTGGCACCCCATTGCTCTGCCTTACCCCTATCTAGTCTCTGGGCATAACGGATTGCGTTATGCGGTCCTAGGGGATTACGCGGCCTTTGTAATCCGTGAAAGGAAAAAGCGGCGCTTTCTTTCTTGTCCTAAATGGACTTATCTAGTCACCTGAGTCAGGATAAATTTATCCAGAAGTAACTAGCGGTCAGTGGTTTTATCTAATCCCTGTGAAAACGTATGGTACGGAGCACCGGTATATGGGTCGAACTTGGCAGATGCGGCGATTGCTTTTAGTGCAAGCTTTCGAGCTGCACCAACAGTCATCTTGCCTTTTGGTTGCATGGCGAACATCGCTCCGAGTGCGTACTGAGCGCCGCTTCCGATGGCAAACATCCCACTGGAGTCTGAAATCCATGAGTAGTCACCGTCAATGATGTAAATCTGTCCATTGACAGCCATGAATATTGTTGAAGCGTGTTCGGCGATGTGTTGTTTTGAATCGTTGTCGGGTGAGGCATATCCCTGTGCTTCGAAGCATTCTCTCAAGCTTGGGATAAATTTAACTGTAACAAACTGGTCAAGCTTCTTGCCTTTGAGATTTGGGGGCGGAGTTGGTGGGCTGAATGCATGATGCAGGATATTTATTGCCCGCAGGTCGCCGGCAGCGCCGAGTATGTACTTGCCGTTAATCCCTAATTTGCTGTTGTTCTCTTTTAGACCGACAATTTGCGAAATCAAATTTGACTCGGCATCGGTCTCAGCGATACGCGAATCAGCGGTCGCTATACAGAACCCATCTCCCTGAATGCCGATTATTGTTGTCAACTGATATCGTCTCTATTCGGTAGTTCATCGATGAGCAGTTGTGATATCACAGCCCAAGGGTCGTCTGACTTGTTTTCGTCAATTAACTTTCTTGTTGATTCGGTGAGGGCGTACAGCCAATCACCGTCACTATTTATCCCTACTACTTCAATCAAACCTTGTTTCCTCAGAAGTTCCATGTCCTCGAGGAGGTTTTCTTTTGAATAGTCGCTCCACTCTTGCGGAAGGTCGTTTGAACTCATGCGCTGTACTCCTTGCCTCGGAAGAATCCTCGTCCGTTATAAATCCACATTGGCTCGTAGTTGAACCATTCGTTGCCTACCCCTGGCGGCTGGTACTGGACTACTGCCATTCCCTGTTGCCAGTTCTCTGCTCCCATGAGCATAGGGCGTCCGAATTCATCTGCGCCAGATTTCGTGGAAGGAACTGCGCCGTCTATCCTGCAGAGACAGCCAGGACTTGCCGCCATGATGGTTCTTGGACCATTCTTGGACAGACGAGTGCGGAAGGCATACTCTGTCCTGTGGATATGTCCGTATATCACCGACACATGGGCGTCATTTAGGTACTTACTGGTCGTTGAACCATTGGACGTAACCTTGTGTCCGTGGATAACCATCAGGTTTTCATTCAGGCTGACATAGGACTCTGGATATCCAGGAATATAGTCAACCCCGAACTCGTCCATTCGACAAAGGTATGGAACCGACATGGCTGGCCAGTTATCCCTCAATTCGTCATTGAGTTTGCCTCTAGTGATTCCGAAGGCGGCTTCGGCATTAGTTTGGACATATCTCGCCATTCTGGCTTCGTGGTTGCCGGCAATCCACGAGATTTTTGCATTTGGTGCAGCTGACCTAATTTGGGCACAAAGCATTGTTGCCCTGTCGATAGCTGCCTGAACTAGTTGCTTAAACGGAGCAGCAGTCAAAAATTTGCCGAATTCTGCAAAGTCCAAGTTGTCTCCGACCATCACCACTTGATTTGGCTGGATGTCTTCAATCAGTTTCAAGGCTACTGCTATTGCCTGCTCGTCGTGGATTGGTTCCAGGTCCATGGAATCCAATGATTTACGGTAAAAGCCGATTTGTATATCAGGTACGATGACAGCCTCTTCCCAGCCTTTCGGACGGGTGACTTTTGTCGTTGACTTTTGTAGTTGTATCTTGGGGCCTTGTTCAATTAGTGGCCACTGTGGCCCCTGGTCCCAAGTGGGGCTGAACTGAATTGCTTGCAAATTATGGACTTCCGTCTCGCCCAATTCGTTCTTTGTTACCGTCTGATACAACGACACTTTGTTAATAGTCCCAATTTCGGACGGGTCGATGTTTTTGGCCTTGAGCATCGCTGCGATATCACCGAGAGCCTTGGCGCTAGCATCTTCTTTTTGCTGGGCCACCTTGACGGCTTTTAATTTTTCACCCAGTTTTGATGTTGGCTTTTTCTTTGTGGTCATTTCTTTAGCCTCTCTGCTATGCAGCATGTCCGTGCTTCATCGTCATCTTTGAAGCAATTTCTTTTCTCTCCGAGAAATTCTCGACTTAGCGATATGCCTTCTGACTTCAGTGTCCGAACTAAATTCATTGTGGACACGTCGCTACGCAGGATGTCAATAAGAAGCTGTGATTCATCGTCTTCGAGGTCAGTGACCAATCTCCCCAACTTACATAGCTGTTGTTTACCCTGCGTCGCCTTTAGCGAATTCAATGCATCTTTTAGCATTATCCCCACCTGCTACTCTCTCTTGGTATGAATCGTTTACCGACTGTGAATTGTGGTGTGACCTCTGTCGTGACCCCAATTGATAGTACACCATGGACGGGGGGAGCGGGTGACATGTCATGAGGGCACAAAAAACTGAAGACATTAAAAAAGCTTTGGAAGAAGTTATCGATGCGAGACCTGGGGAGTCGACGGAAGAAACGCTTGAGAAAATACTTCGCGCATTAGACAGCAAGAAGGTTTTGCGTTACCATCGTGATTCTGACATAGGTCTTCTATCAACACCTGGACGTGTGTTGATTGCGATAATTGAAGACCCGACTATGACTATTCGCGCAATTTCTGTATATTTAGATTTAAGCGAAACCATGATTGACAAAACAGTTAAGCAGCTGATTAATGCTGGTCTAATTACAAAGACAAAAGTCAATCGCCAAAATATTTATCGGGTTAACCAAAATCTCGTTCTTGAGCAACCTGATATACGACATTTTGCCAATGCGATTGAATCAATGTACTCAACGCAAGAAAAAAACGAAGATGAAGTTGTAGAACAAGAACCCTTCTAATACGCTTCCAGCTCATGCCAGGCTCAACAAAAGGATTAGTCGTTTACAACTCAGCTGGGTACAACACCCTTTGCTTCGCAAAAATGATGAAGTCTTACGGACGGTCATTTAGCGCAATTCAATTAAAAGAATGCCTTCGTGGTGTGTTCCATGAAAATGGAATCTCTCGCGCTAAAGAGCAATTAAAGTCTTTGGAGAAAAATGGCTACATATCCCGGGCATCAGAGGATGAGTGGCTCATAACAGAAAATGGAATTGAGCAGATTTTTAAATCAGCCGCTGTTTACCGCGGTCAAAAAGAAAGATTTCTTGGCAAAAGGTATGTAGCTAACACAAATAAGCAGATATCAAATATTGCAAAATCAGACAGCATGGACAAGTATGACGAAGAAGAAGAAATACTTATTGCTGTCGAAAACAGGATGAGATTAATTAAAAATAGACGAGCAAGTCAAAAATCTAAGTATCGCTCTCAGTAGTTTCTTCGTCTTCGTTGTTCGCAATAATCCATGCTTGAAACACATCATCGGATGTCGGCATAAACCACAGCTGTGAAGAATCGATATCATCTACATCTCCTATAAGCGTCCAGCAGAGAGATAGCTTCTCCATTGCCGGAGATACGCCACCATTGCAGTCCATCCCGTATCTGGTGATGTGTGTTGAGACTATGCACTCGCCTTTCCGATTCTTGCATGGCCCATCTTTTTCCTCATGTGGACAGAAGATGGAGAGTATTTCGAGTTCAGCACGGTTTATCCTAAGAAGAAGTTCGTGGCCATCACAGTGCCAGAGTTGTTCTATTTCTTTAGGTGCGGGCATTTCGGATAAATTTCAAAATTGTGGTTCGACCTTGGGCGCGGTGGGACAACAAAAAGTTATCACAGCAAAATGTCAAATAGGTGTAGGTATTTAGTTGCAGCAAATTATGCAGTTGCTGATTTTTCTTTCTTGGTCGCAGATGCCTCTTCCGCTTTTGCCTCGACCTCTTGTCTGGCCTGGCTGAAGGCTCCGTCTATTTCTGCAACAGAGAGCTTTCCGTCATCCATATATGCACGAGCAAGTCTTTCCACAACAGTTGCTACGCCGCCTATGCCGGCAACAAAGCATGCTTTCCACAATGGGATTCCAGCAATTGCACCAGCTCCGATGACGCCAAGAGCATTTGATGCAAAAACAGCAAGAATTCTAAGCACAATGTGCTTTAAGTTATTCATACCTTGCTCTTTTTCTTGTGTCGTATATCGCTAACCAAACCAACGGCATGGTCGTTGATATGGCCATCTATTTTTGCTTCAATTACAGCTATATCTAAATCAATATCGTGAATATCTTCACGCAGTGCTTCTAGGCGTTCGGCGACAATCCCGTGGTCGCGTGTGTTTTCTTTTCTGCTCTTTTGCACAAGGGCAATAAGAATTCCGAAACACCCTGTGATTATTGCTGGAAGAATTGCTTGTTGCATATTCCCTCGATTGTGGTTAAAGGCCGAGAAGTTCTTTTACTTTTGGACCAGCTACCGAGTCAGCTGTAAGCTTGTTGGCAATTTTAAACGCCTTAATTGCTTCGTCGGTTGCGGCATCTTTTTGCCCGTTGATTGCGCCCTTATAGAAACCCTTAGCCTTAAGTGCTTCTTGGAGCTTGCTTATGTCGTTGCCACCAGATGCTGGGGCTGGAGCACCACCTGCTGGAGCAACTACTCCGTTTGCGTCCATCCATGCTTTTACTGATGCCGGAACATTGTCGCCGTTGACATATCGAAGGTGCCACGGCTCTGATGGAACCACTTCCCACGAGAAACCAAACTCTTTAACATTTGCAATAAGCCAGTTGAGGCGCTTTGGTTCTGATGCTGAATGAACGTCAACGGCCAAGCCGAGGTTATGCTGCGATTTACCCGGCGTGGCAAGCATCGCCATACCCTTCTTGAGATACCAAGTCTTCCCCTCAAATGTTTTTGTGCTGGTTCCGACTACTGGCTCGAGTTGATATCTGGAAAGAAATCCTTTTTTTTGGCTCTCGTAATCTCTATATGTATCGCCGCTGGAAGTCGGTTTTAGTTCAACACCTTCAGCTTTTGCTTTCTCAACCATTGCCGTCCATGCGGATGCAGCAATCCAATGCATTTTCCCACCACCTGGGACAGCTCTTAAAAGATTGGCAGGGAGCTTGCCTGGTTCGATGCCTTTAAGGTCTTTTGGAAGAACTACGGGGACGATGTAATCCCATGCAAGCTTGCTCATTGTCAACTCTTTTCGTGCAAATAACTGAGAGCGCTAAAGAACGCTAAAAGATTTTACAACAAAAGTTGGATAATAATAAGTTACTAAATTGAGTACTTATTCCCCATCTGGCTCTTTCATGTGGAGGTACATCGCACAAGCAAATGCGATTGACGTACCCCATAGCGCTACCTGCTGGGTAAACCCGGACAATGTGAAGTACATCACCACTGCCCCAGCAAGAGTGAATCCAGAGCCCATCACTCCGTAAATAAATTTCTTAGTGAAATTCTTCCAGTCCATAACTCTTACTCCGTTTTCGTATTTGTAAATAGATATCCGTTTAATCCACTCAGGACCTTCGCCCTCAATGGCTCCACCCTCTTCCTCTTCCTCTTCTGGCTTTCGGGCAGCCATATCCTGTTTTGGAGTCGAGGTCGATGAAGATGGCGTTGGTAATCCACCAGCAGCAGAGGCCAAAGCCACAGTGCTAGTTACCAAGTTTACCGCAATAACACTTCTTCTTGTCCCAACATCAATGGTTGAATCAAGAGGGACGTATATGTCAAACACACCGGAGAATACATTTATCTCTTCTTCGAATGATTCCTTAACATCCGTTGGAGCGTCTTGGACGGCTGCAACTATCTCGGCTCCCTCTGTTTCGCTCAACTCCCCAACAGGTACAGATTCGAAGATGTCTGTTGCTTGTTCGGCGGTAATGTTTTGAATAACTGCCGCGCTAGTAGCAAGCGCTGTTGCAACTTCATCATTTATTTCTTCCTGGAGAATCGCATCAATTACTGCCTCAACTTGCGATTCATCAATTGCGCCACTTTCAAGCACTTCAACAAGTGTTGATACTGCTTCTTCTGTAACTCCGTCCATCAGTAATGCTTCTGTAACGGCAGCGACTTGCTCGTCTGTTGCTCCGTCGGCAAATGTCTCTGAAAGGATTGCTACAACATCTTCACTTGTTGCATTCTCGAATACGGCTGAAAGAATTGCCACCACCTCTTCATCGGTTGCGTCCTCGAATATCGTGGAAAGAACTTCAGCGACTTCTTCGGTGGTTGCGTCAATCAGCGCTTCTCCTACTATTTCCGCTATTTCATCAGGCGAAGCATCAATTGGAAGGTCATCAATTGCATCTTGGATTTCTTCGGCTTCGGCACTAGGCTCTTCTGATGGACCTGATTCTGTTTCCGTTTCTGTTTCTGATGGCACTGTTTCAGTTGTCGTATCTGGCAGTGTCTCTTCTGTTTCTGTTTCTTCAGGCAGCGTCTCTACTGTGGTTGGGGTGGTGTCTTCTGGGACTGTGGTCTCTGGCTCAGGCTCTACGGGGACGACTACTACCACTGGCTTTGTGGTTGTTGTCCCTGGTTCTGGTTCCGGTGCTACTGAACTACTCGTAGGAACCGAACTGCTAGTTGGCACTGAACTGCTAGTAGTCGTAGTGCTGGTTGTAGTAGTCGTAGAAGTAGTTGTAGTTACTGGAGTCGGGTCAAGAACAGTTGCATCAACAGTCACTTCTGGTCCGTACACGCACGGACCCACTCCTTCGTTGGAGAAACAACTCTGATTTCCCGCTTTGATACCGAAACGAACTGGTCCATATCCAGTCGTGACAGGATTACTTCCAGAAAACATCCCAGTGCTTAACGAGTAGCTGGTTCCTTGATTAGTCCAAACTCCCCAGCCTCCTGACGTGGCTCCACCAATCACGGTTAGGTCATAAAAACTAACCGAGTAACCATAGATGGCGGTATTGCTTGCCGCCGATGCATCCCAATCAAGGTCAACACTTCCGTCTGCGTTTGCAACAGCCGTCAGGTTTGTAACTGGATTAAGATAAGGTGCAGTGATGTCGTTAGGAACGAAAGAAAGCGTTGAGCCATACGCCGAACCTGAATCATTGGTGACTTTCAGACGGAAGTAGTATGTGGTTGAGCCAGTCAAACCTTCAACAACTGTCGATACGGTTGAAAGCGAAGTTCCAGTAAAAGTTCCAGATACTGGAATTTCAACGACAGTTCCAGAGAAGTCAGCTGTCGTGCTGTACTGGAATACCGCTGTAGAACTAAAACCGTTGGGGTTTAATGTCCCAGAGAGCGTTACAGGACCGTCGTCAACCGTTACTGTTGGTTCCTCGGATGAAACTATTGGCGCAGTAGCTGCGAGGGTCTCAAATTCAAATACTGCGGATTCTGTTTCACCAGTCTCGTTGGTTGCAACAATCTTTGCATAATAGATTTCACTTGGGTCAAGACCAGTAATCTCTGCGTCAATGGCAACTTCATCAGAACCCGTAAATGTTCCCATTGAGACAGAGTCTGAAGTGGAAAAATCTTCTTCAGTTGAATAGATGAGTGTTGCCGTAGTAGAAAAACCCTTTGGGTTAACTGTTGAAGCAACAGTTGCAGAGGTCTGGCCAATACCGCTTACAACTGGCGAGCCCAGAACTGGAGCATTGTTTCCATCTGCTGAAAGCACATAGCTAATGCGGAACGAAGTTGAAGAGCCAGCTCCAAGTGTTGGAACATTCAGGGCAACGTATATTCCTGCGTCGGCATACATTTCTCCAACATTGCCAAGATATGTTCCGCTAGTTGCAAGTGTGTTTCCAGCGTTCCAAATGTCAGCAGGGTCTGGGGAAGAAAATCCACCAGTTTGTCTAGCAACACGAGCACGAGCGTCAAATGACTGAAGAGCAATAAATGCGTTATTTCCCCACCTTGCTGTTGCTTGTGCTTCTGTTCCTTGACCAGTTACACCGTTGCAAGACTGGAACATTGATGTACTCACGGTTCCACCAGCACAAGTCATAGAGCCAGAGCCAGTTGCGTTGTCTGGGTCAAAGCCTCGACCAAAATACACATCACTAATTGCGGACTCGGTTGTGTTGGTAAGAATCACGTCCGTATGAAGCGCTTGCCCTGCCGTTGGAACGCAGTACCTTTGCGAAACACTTACGCCGTTGAATGGGCTGGCACTAATCCAAGAAACGCATTGAGACGAGCCAGAGTCTTGAATGTCAGAAACCGCACCTGCGATAAGTGTTTGACCGTGGTCGTTTTTGCCAATACTCCCAGCAACCTTCATTTGCCAGCCTTCAAAGGGTGAGCCCGGACAGAAGTAGTCTCCGTCGTCCGTTGTTTCTCCCCATCCGTCCATTTCACGGTCAACACGGAAGCCAAGACAGTTTGGTGGGTTTGCGTGGAATCCTGAAGGAACGCTCGTTGAGCCAAATGCGCCGTTCGCTCGTACACCCACTTCAGCAAACTCTCCTTGAAGGAAGGCTTGTCCATTGGATATTTGAGTATTTGTGGTGAATGTCGCCCCAGCGGGCACGGAAAAGCCAAAAATCGAGATAAGCAGAAAAAATACTGACGGAACTGCCATCACAAGAGCAGGTTTATTTACATGGTTGCGCCTTTTGAACACCTACACCTCCAAAAAAATACCACTAATTCTAGCATTTTTTTGGAGTGTGTTAAATATAATTTATTAAATCAATTTAAATAAAAGCAACTTGCGTCATTTGTTGTTTGTGCACATAATTGCGAAGTGCCAATGCCAATGACCAACAACTGGCCACTTGATACCATCGTTCATCCAGCTGCTGCCAGATGGGTCTTTGGGTATGACGTCAAAAACGTCTTGCATTTCAGTAAATCCAGCCTGATGTAAGAGTTTCCAAACTCTGTCGTGATGACAGTTCCAGTGGTGGTGCGCACCATCCCACCACTCAAGGCCGGGAACATGCGTATCTTCAACATCAAGGTGCTCCATGACTGACAAGACCATTTCCCATGGCTCTTGTCCCTGAGCCCATCGCTTGATTGTTCGTCTGACGTCTGGTCCACAAATAAGGAACTGTGCTCCAGGTTTTGCTATTCGTTTCATATCGGAAACGAATGCAGGCACTTCTTTCCATGGAATGTGCTCAAGCACATGCCCAAGAAATACTGCGTCAAAATAATTGTCGTCAAATGGATAGGGTTTGCCGGGCTCAACACGAACGTCTGGTCGCGTGTCCTCAGTAACCCATGTATCGGTATTGACCCATCCTTTTGCGTAATGAGTTCCACAGCCGGCATTAAGTAAATTCATTATCGTCCTACATTTCCGCCATCGATTGGGAAGTACCAACCATCTCCGTGGCGCTCTGCTTTTGGCATGTCACTTCTATGATTAATTCCGGAATAATGGGCAATAAGTGATTTTCTAATCATTCCCGTTTGGTTTGGTAAAGAACCCCTGTGAAGAAGTCGTCCATGCCAAAATAAAACGTCACCGCGTTCTGGCAGGTATGTTAAAACTTCAGCATTACGCTTTTCAATTTGATGAGTAAATATAGGGGTAAGAATTTCTTCGCTGTATGTAGGCCATCGATAATCTCGTTTTTCCGGCGGAAGTACCTGGAGAATTTTTTCCCGTGTTACCGTAGGCCACCTGTGTGAGCCAGGTATTAGTTGAAACGGACCAGAATCTGGATTGATTGTTTCAAGCGCAATCCATATTGCAACATAAAAATCTCCTACATGTTCTGGATTTAGGTATGTATCTTGATGCCAGTTTCTTGTTGTTGTAACCCATCCAGTCAGGTTAAGGTGAACGGCCGCCGGTTCGCCAATGAGCTCTTCCATTGTGTCGTTGATTCCCTTGAACGTAAGGATTTCCATTACCTCTGGGTGTCTTCTGTATGGCGTGCAGTCTGGCCAACCTCCAGGTCGAGTCATTGAGAATTGACCGTCTACGTATTCTGCGTTGTTTTCAATCCAGCAAGCTTCGTAGCGTTCCATTAGTTCTTCTGGAAGAAGTCCTTTTTTAATCACGAAGCCGTTGTCATTCCAGTCAGCTGGGCCTGGTTCTGGTGCCGGAACGGTTAGTTCTGCGTACTGCTGTTCAAGGAATTCTGTCGTACTCATATCTTCTCCAATATTACGCGAAACGTTGCATCCCAGTCGTCACCACGCTTATCCATGGTGAAATCTTTAAGAAGTTCGTAATTTTCGTCGATTTCATCTTTTCTCATTCTTGGGTCGAGGAGCTCATCTAAATGATAAACCCATTCAGACGTTGAACGAGCAACCCGTCCTATCCCCTGGTTAGCAAGGAGCTCATATTCAGGCGAATAGGATGAAACAAAAGGCACACCAGCTGCAGCATATTCCAGTCCCTTAATAAAAGATTTTGCATGATTGAAAGGGATGTTGTTCAGCGGTATCAGCCCAATGTCAATGTGTTGAAAAAGTGATGGGTACGAAAGAATTGGAACCATCGGCGACATTTTCGTAATTGAATCAGGAATGCCAAACATATGGTTTGCCTGTGGCGCAGTGGTGCTGTGTCCGGAGTGATGAAATCCAAGATTTCTTATTTCTAGGTATTGTCCAAGAAATGGAGATAATTGCTCTAGGTCGTTTGAGCGCCAATGCGTAGCTCCAACCCAGCCAACTTTTGTTTTTTTATTCGAGCGAAATTGTTTTTTTTGCCACCTAGGCAGGTCTATCCCGTTTCGGACGAGAAAAACATTATCTCGTTGTTTTGCGTAGTAGTCGAACAAGAATGGCGTTGATGTGATTACGGCGTCAGCAGAAAGAATTATTTTAGAATATATTTCGCGATTTGATTTTGGATTTTTATCTGGATGTGTTGCCTCAAAAGCCCTATTTGATTCAGACAACCCATCAAACCAATCGTCAACATCAACTATGATTTTTTGACCCATCGCACGGGCAAGTGGCATGGCATCTAGTACTTCTTGTTGCATCAATAATTTAAAAACTATAATGTCCCAACCGTGAACTGCTTTATCTCCTTCGACAAGCATTCCGAAACCACGCTGTGTTGTGAAACCTGGGAATCCAACAGAAGAAAACCAGCCACGCTTATTCAATTCATCCGCAGGCAACTTACACCTATACCAAGCACACCCATTTGGTTGTAGTGGGTTCGTTCCCCACGACCAGTCATGGGTAAGAAATGCGATTGTTGGTTTTTGTGGTTTTTTCATAGGCGTTTTAAAGATACTAATTTATAAATAGCGCAGCGAGAGCAGTAATTGGTTCACGGCGAACAAAAAAATACATGTGATATTATTGTTGTGTCATCTATTCAAAAATGGGAGAACATGATGAATCAAGCATTCATGAAAGACGTTGTTGAGAGAGCAGCAAGAACATTTGCCCAGGGTTACCTTGGCTCATGGCTGGCCACCGGAGCAGACTTTGACGGGCTAGTTAATGCCTCAAACCTAAAAGTTGGCGTTGTTGCCGTTGCCTTGTCGGTCGCGATGAGCATGGGTCTCAAGAAGGTTGGGCCAAATAAGGACTCCGCTTCAGTTTTGTAAGGCGGATTGCCGACCAGCCCGGCGTGTTCTCATCTACAATCTTGTAGGTCAATGATTGGAGAAAGCCGTGTCAATGGTCGCGGGAAGATACAACATCACTTGTCAGCAAGGGTCAACTTTTGACCTTCAATTGACGCTGCAGTACACAAATCCTGACTATGCCAATGGCTGCGGCGGAGCTGAGGTGTGCCCAGAGTTTCTTCCGTGGGACCTCACTGGGTATACCGCAAGAATGCAGGTCAGAAGATATATGGAGTCGGCAACAACAATTACAGAACTGACGACCCAGAATCTTGCTACAAATAGAATTACACTCGGCAACCCAGACCCGGAGGATGGAACGATAACCCTATTTATAAGGGCCGAGGACACCCGAGCAATAACCATGTCTGGTGTTTACGACATTGAAATAATCTCGCCAACAAACGAAATAGACAGAATACTGCAGGGCGACTTCATTCTTTCACAAGAGGTGACGCGATGACAGGCGAAAACGTAGTCCAAGTAATCACAACTGAAATCCCAAACCGAGTTCTTGTTACCACGACACGCGCACCCGGTGTTCAACAGTTTACGTATCAAGTTCAGGTATTCACTGTTCCGGGAACATTGAGCACTGGGACGGGAAGAGCAAAATTTTACATTCCTGGCCCAATAACAATCGGGAACGTAAGAGCTTCGGTTGGTACCGCACCGACCGGGTCTGACCTAGTGATAGACGTGAACAAAAACGGAACGACAATATTCACTACCCAGGCAAGCAGGCCAAAAATTTTTGCAGGACAAACTCTCGTCTCAACTTCAACACCAAACGTTACGGAATTGACGACTGGTGATTATTTAACAGTTGACATTGACCAAATAGGGTCATTAAATCCAGGGGCCGACCTATCAGTTCAAATAGAGTTCACCCCTTAGGTGTATTCTTGTAGCAAGCGGTATTAACCGGTCCCTAGCAAAAAGGTATCAATCACATGACAATTTCAAACTTCCTAGAAAACGAGCTACTCGATACCTTGGACGGTTCGGGTTCTGCATACTCGGCTTCTGCTACTTATCTCAAGCTCCACATTGGCGACCCAGGTGAAGATGGAACTGGCAGCCCAGCAACCGAGACAACACGCAAGGCAGTTTCGTTCGGTGCTGCAAGCGGTGGCTCAAAGACATCAACTGCAACTGTTGAGTGGACGCTCGTTGCTGCTACAGAGACATACTCGCACTGGTCGCTGTGGGATAACTCAACTGCTGGTAACTGCCTCTGGTACGGTGCTCTTTCTGCGAACGCTTCAGTTACTGCTGGCGACACGTTCGAAATCACTTCCCTTACGCTGACACTCGAGTAAGCCAGAGGGGAGTAACCCCTCATGGATGAACAAGAGATAATTGGTTTCTCGGAACCATTCCGAGGGACCTCGTCGTTCTATGTAGGATTTAAAACAGTATCGGAGAATGCCTCCGCTGCTGGCAGTGGTTCTTCTTCCGTATCCCAACTTCATACGGCAATACGGACTGCGTCAGCGTCTGGCATATCCAGTCATACAGTCATCTCGCTCCATGTATCACCACGTGGCGCAACTGGTTCTGGCTCCGCAACAGCTGGGGACCAAGCGATTGGACTTCACACTGCACCACGTCAAGCGTCTGCTTCTGCGAATGGAGATAGCACTGCCGACGGCTTGCGTACCTCACCAAGAACGGCATCTGGAAGTGCAACGGGCTCCTCGTCCAACCTTAGCGAAGTCATTACGTTCCTTAGGTCTGCAACTGCTAGTGGTGGTGCCACGCCTGGAGATTCGGCAATTGGCCTACACACCGCGCCAAGAAGCGCATCTGGGTCTGGGACATCAAGCGAATCTTCAACCAGAGTTAGAACATCTGTTGTTTCCGCAACTGGTTCCGCAACGAGTAATTCAACCGCTATTGGTCTACACACCTCGCCAAGAACGGCAAGCGCATCCGGCCAGTCAAACGAGTCTGCAATACGACTCATTATTTCCCCAAGAAGTGTTACTGGTTCAGGAAATGGCGACTCGCTTGTTCTCGCCCTACATACCCATCTCCGGACTGCTTCAGCTAGTGGTTCTGGAACATCTAACAACTCAATTCTCTACTCAAACCTTAGAACCGCTCAAGGTTCAGGTTCTGCAACCGCAGGTGACACTGCCCTAATTCTTCATTCAAGCCTTAGAACCGCAAGTGCTTCTGGAAGCGGTTCTGAAAATTCATCTTCATTCAAGACACCTGTTAGAACAGCTTCTGCTGCAGGACAGTCATCTGAGTCTTCAGATGGTCTACACACATCCCCAAGAACAGCAAGCGGTTCTGGTGATGGAGATTCATTAGTTTCTCAACTGTTCACCCATCTCAGAACAGCATCCGCATCAGGAACTGGTACATCAAATAACTCCGTTCTATATTCAAATATTAGAACTGCTCAAGGTTCTGGTTCGGCAACAGCTGGCGATGTGGCAACAGGTTTGCATACTGCACCAAGAGTTGCAACAGGCAGTGGGGTTGGTTCTTCAACATCTGAAGAAAAAGCAACGTTGTTCAGGACTTCGTCAGCTAATGGTATCGGTTCATCAACATCAAGCGAATTGCGTTCAGTTTATAGAACTGGTTCCGCAATCGGTCAGTCTGATTCGCTTTCATCATTCAGATACGGAAAACTCAGAACAGCCTACGGGGATGGTGGGGCGACCGCCAACGATGAAGCACTCATCCTTCATACCTCAATCCGAACCGCAAGCGGAGATGGTGATGGCTCTTCAACATCATCTTCATTCAAGACCCCTACTAGAACAGCAAGCGCTTCCAGTCAGGGCTCCGAAACAGCGACTGGCCTACACGTCGCGCCAAGAACTGCTGATGGCTCAGGTTCTGGAGATTCATTAGCTTCTATCGTCACTACGTTCATCAGAACTGCAACCGGTTCTGGACTTGGTTCATCTAACAACTCGGTTCTATATTCGAATATCAGGACAGCTCAGGGTTCTGGTTCTTCGACTGCTGGAGACGAAGCAATTGGATTACACACCGCACCTCGAACGGCAACTGGTGAAGGGACTGGTGGCTCTAGTGCCTCAATCCTTTATAGCAATCTTCGTACCGCAAGTGCATCTGGTGGCGCAACAGCTGGAGACGAAGCAATTGGCCTGCACACAGCTCCAAGAAACGCAACTGGGTCTGGAGCCGGAGCAGAGAGCACGAATGAATTCAAGATTCTTTATAGAACATCTGTATCTGCTGGAACATCAAGTCAAACAGCAACTGGTCTACACGTTGCACCAAGAGCTGCTACTGGTTCTGGTTCTGCCACAGCTGGAGATACTGCAGTTGGCCTGCATACAGCACCAAGAACTGCAACCGGCAATGGAATAAGCGGTTCAAGCAATGCGACTCTACAAAGCAATCTTCGTTCAGCAACTGCTTCTGGCGGTGCGACTGCAGGCGATACAGCAAATGGTCTTCATATTGCACCAAGAACAGCAGATGGAAATGGAACTGGAGATTCGGCGACATCAATCGTCACAACATTTATCAGAACCGCATCTGGTTCTGGTTTTGGAAATTCAAACAACACCATCTTGTACTCAAACCTCAGGACAGCTTTGGGTACTGGTTCTGCAACAGCTGGCGACGAAGCAGTTGGGTTGCATTCACATCTCCGAAATGCAAATGGTTCCGGAACAAGCGGTTCATTTGCCTCAAGTCTTCACAGCAATCTCCGTCAGGCAACAGCATTTGGTGGGGCCGCGGCTGGCGATGTGGCAACAGGTTTGCATACTGCACCAAGAGGCGCAAGTGGAAATGGAACTGGTTCATCATCACTAGCTCAATTGCTAACAATTATCAGAACCGCATCAGTAAGTGGTCAGAGTTCTCAATCAGTAACGCAATTAATAACAACACCGCTTACTGCAACTGGTCAAGGTGGAGCAACCGCAGGAGACACTGCAGTTGGATTGCACACCGCACCAAGAACCGCGAGTGGAACAGGCCATTCAAGCGAAACAGCAAGTTATGACACAGACCCAATCCAGGGAATTACAGCTGGATACTGGGGTATTCAGGCTCTCATTAGTTGAGATGAAGTAAACTAGGAGTAATCATGGCAGCATATACACGCAAACAATATTCGGGTGCAGCGCGCAACACGACGACAACAACGCTGCTGACGAACGTTGGCACAACTGTTGACATTGCGGCAACAACTGGATGGCCATCTATTGCTGGTATTCCTTTTTATGTCGTAATAAACCCATCTTCTATTTTTGAAGAAAAGTGTCTTGCCACAATTTCTGGCTCAACATTGACCCTTGTAAGAGCACAAGACGATACTACGGCGTCGCAGCACCCGATTGGTTCTGTCATCTATCCAGTTTTTACGGCAAATGATGCAGACGAAGCCAATGAACTCGTAAGCAAACTTACTACTAAAGGCGACCTGCTCACTACTGATGGAACAAATCTCCTGCGACTCGGTGTTGGTCCAAACGGATACTTTCTAAAAGCAAGCACTTCTGCATCTGCCGGCGTTGAGTGGGCATCAATCCCGACAATCAACAGTCTAAACGACATTGGCGACGTAACAATCAGTGATGTAGAAGAGGGAGATTTCCTTGTTTACAAGAACTCTGCTTCTGCTTGGATTAATGAAACAATCCACTTCATTACCGTTTCAGATACAGAACCAACTGATGAAATTAAAGTCGGCGACCTTTGGTATAACTCAAGCGAACTTGAACTCTATACATATTACTCAGGTTCTTGGATTCAGGTAACGCTTACACCAGAGTTTCCAAAAGTCGAAGAGCTTGATAATGTTTACATAAGTACGGCCAACACTGGTGACGTTCTTGCATTTGATGGTCTTGACTGGTACAACGACACTGTTTCAAATTTGTTTGGTTCCCACATAATCGCATTGAGTGGAGATGTTTCTGGTTCGGTCATGTTTGATGGTTCTGCAAGCGTAAATATCTCAACAACGCTTCAGCCGAACAGCATCGCCCTGGGTGTTGATACAACTGGCAACTATGTAAACGACCTAACCGCAGGAACTGGTGTCACGGTAACGCATACTCCTGGTGAAGGCTCAAGTCCAACGGTTGCTATTGGACAGGCTGTTGGCACTTCCGCTTCAGTGACTTTTGCAAATGTAACAGCAGACCTCGTAGGAGATGTTACTGGGAATGCGTCTACTGCAAGCGCGTTAGAAACCGCACGAACTATCTCGCTCGCTGGAGACTTAAGCGGTTCTGCTTCTTTTAACGGAGCTTCCGATATCACTATCAGCGCAAGCGTTGTTAACTCTGGTGTGAGCCTTGATGAAATTTCAGATGTTGTAATCACAAGCCCGTTAAATCATCAGTCATTAACCTACAACGGAACAAACTGGGTTAATGAGTATGCCCCGACTGTTACATATGCAAGGAACGCTGAAGCAAATGCTTTGAGTATCGGCGAAGTAGTTTATCTATTTGGGGCTGCTGGAGATAGGGCATCAGTAAAAAGGGCATCTAATTCATCAGAGGCAACATCATCCAAAACTGTCGGTGTTGTTTCTGTTGGCGCGGCTTCAGGCGCAAATGTAACAGTTACAACGCTTGGATATGTAAGTGAAATCGCATTGGGTTCATACACTGCTGGTGACGCACTCTGGCTGGGTTCAACTCCCGGAACGTTCACCGTAACGAAGCCAGTTGCTCCTGCTCATACCGTGTTTGTTGGAGTGGTGGCCAGGGCAAACTCCGGAAACGGCATCATGTATGTCAAGTGTCAAAACGGTTACGAGCTAGAAGAAATCCACAACGTAAAAATTAATGGAGTGTCTGACGGTCAATTCTTGCGCTACAACAGTGCATCAACAGTATGGGTTAACGATGCAATCAACCTAGGAACCGACACTGTTGGCAACTATATGTCCGACATTACACAGGGCACTGGCGTAACCATTACTCACACCCCTGGCGAAGGTTCAAACGCAACTATTGCCATTGGTCAGGCAGTAGGCACGAGTGCATCAGTTACTTTCGCAAGTATTAATGCAACTGGCGATTTGGTAGTTGGTGGCGACCTTACGGTAAACGGAACAACCACGACCTTGAATACAGAAACACTTGAGATTGAAGATAACATTATTGTTCTCAATTCGAATGTTTCCGGTTCTCCCTTAACAAATGCTGGAGTTGAGGTTCAACGCGGAACTTCCGATAATGTTTCTATTCGCTGGAATGAAACATCCGACAAGTGGGAAATTACAGAAGATGGTAGCGCATATTTAGAAATTGGAACTACGGCTGACATATCTGCAGCAGCTCTTACGAGCCTTAGCGACCTCCCAGATGTTTCAACCGCATATCAAATTGGTGCGACTGGTCCGGCTGGCGGGATAATTTTCATTACTCCAGATACAATCGGTAACTCTACTGGCAAGTATTTCGAAGTTGCACCATCTGCGTCCCAGGTTCAAAGAAGTTGGGCTACTGGTGGAAACCAATCATCGGCAGTTTCTGGGGCAGACGCAACCGCAATCGGATTTGGGTCTCAAAACACGATAGATATCGTTGCTCAGTCTGGAAATGTTTCCGCAACTAGCGCGGCTGCATACGCATCGGACTATGAATATGGTGGTTTTTCGGACTGGTTCCTTCCATCAACTGATGAGTTGCAAGAGCTGTATGCAGTCGAAGATTTGGACCCGGGCACCATTCCCGGGCTGCTTAGCAGTAATTACTGGAGCTCCACAGAATACAGCGCAACACAAGCTGAATATCAAAATCTGGGTGACGGCGGACAAGGTTTTTCCGCAAAGAGTAACTCACTCTATGTTCGTCCAGTGCGGGCTTTCAACTCCCCTGCGTCGGGGGATTTTTTAAAGTGGAATGGTTCGTATTGGACCAATGACCCCAACCTGCCGACTGTGTCGGTATCTAATTCTTTCCAAGATAATAACTCTGCGAGCATGATATTCACGGGAGTTGAAGTTGATTCCTATGGCCGAGTAACAGGTAGAACTGCAGCTACACACCGTTTGGCGAGCACAAGCGCTCCAGGAATAATCCAGTTTGATGGTGATAAATTTGATTACAGCGATGGTCAATTCACCATCAAAGCAAACGGAATAGAACTTGGTACTGATACAGATGGCAACTATATGGTCAATGTGTCCGCTGGAACAGGAATCGCTGTTTCGCATACACAGGGTGAGGGTTCAACCGCAACGATTTCGACAACTGGTGTTCAGATACTTGGCGCAAAAGCTGGGAACTACACGCTTGCTTCTGGAGATGCTGCCGAAACAATCATCATTATGGACTCGAGCTCGGCTAATGACTTGACTGTTCCACCGGCTTCGAGTGTTGCTTTTGTGACTGGTACGAGCATCACCGTCGTCCAGCGAGGTACTGGCAAGACAAGAATCCTTGCAGGAGCAGGAGTAACGCTCTTGGCAACTCCTGGTCTTTTCCTAAGAGCAAGATACTCTTCATGCACAATAGTCAAAACAGAAAATGCAAACGAGTGGTTTGTTATAGGTGACTTGGCGGCATCGTGATTCCGGGCAATCAAGCCAGTGGTGGAAAGTTTATTGACCCACCAGACTCGATATCTGTTGTACCAAACGCCCTGGGAGGTGCAAGCGACATAGTCGTCAATCACACTGGTTACAAAGGTAAATCTGGGTCAGTTAAATTCAGGGTTACTTCAAATACTGGTGTAAGTTCTGTTTCTGAAGCCACAAGTGGAACGTCTAGGTCCATGTCTATGACTGGATTAAGCAATGGCGTTAGCTACACGTTTTCAGCAGTCACAATTGAGTCTCAGTCTTCTGTCGAATCTTTATCTGCTGTAACTTCATCTTCATCACTTGTTGCAGGAGTTCCAACTGCCCCAGCTCAACCAACTGTTTCTGCTGGCAATGGTCAAGTAACTGTATCGTGGAGCGAACCAGCAAATAACGGTGCAGCTATTACTAGTTATATTGTTTACTGGTCAACATCATCTGCTGCTATTCAAAGTTGGTTAAACTCTGTAAACACTGGTTCTACCTCTACGTCTTATACCGTTACTGGATTAAGCAATGGAACCGCATACTATTTTACAGTTATTGCAGTCAACGCTACTGGTCAGAGTGCAAGGTCAGCTGTTTCAAGTGGAGCAACACCAGTGGTCCCAGGTCCGCCACCACCTCCTCCATGCTCGTGCGATGGTGTAGCAAGAAGACAATACGGTCAGTTTTCACATTTAGACCCAGCCGGTTTTGGTTGGACATGTGACGGAACAACGAGCTACGAGTACTACATATACGGAACTTGTGGTGGAGGAGCTTGCCCTGGTGAAGGTGGGTATAACGGAGCATTAAGAAACGGTGTTTGTGGTTATGTCGCGCCTGCTCCTCCGCCTCCTTCCCCCCCGCCTCCTTCGCCTCCGCCGCCGCCGCCACCACCGCCACCAGCGTGTGAATTTTGTTGCTCCGGCTGTTACAACGACCCCAAGCTAGGACCAATCTGTTGTTAGCAGAAAATTGGATTATGAATACAGTAGGATTTAATTATGAGCAACGCTGAGGAAATTTGGACACCACGAGAACCGACAGAATCAGAATATACATTTGAAGGTTGGTTCAACTGGGAAAATAAATTTGGAGAATTTGGAATTCCTGGATACTTTGATTTCATAGAAAAATTAAAGATTCCACACGTTTTTGGCAACAATAATCCAAAAGATGTTTATTTTACGCTCTACAGACAAGACGGCGACGGCCTGCTTCTAGCGGTAATTCTTAGATACCGTGATGAGTCAGGGGAGCTTCATCCACTTCTAATGCTGGTTCATCCAGACCATCGGGGGAAGGGAATTGCAACTCAAGTGCTTCTTCGCATGGAAGAAAAATTTATCAACGAAGAAGCCCATGTATATGGGTACACGGTAGAGGACTTTCGAGCGCTACCAAGAGCAGAACGAGCCGCTTTGGTTATTCCTCCAAAATGGGACGTACCAACCAATGAGGCTGGAGCAGGTTTTGCAACCCATGCAAGCAAAATTTTTTATACGGTTGAAAAAGATTTCACAGTAGAGCCGTAAAATGTCTGCCTATCAAGAGTGGAAGAAAAAACTTGGATATACACGCCCGTGGGATGTTGTTAACCCAAACATAGAAAAAACCACAGATGAAGAGGCAGAAAGAAGATTTTCGATTTGCCGAGAATGTCCAAGCCTGCTTGCGGTCACCAGCCAGTGCAGAGAATGCGGATGCTTCATGAAGTTAAAGGTGAAGATACAAGAAGCAACGTGCCCCTTGCAAAAGTGGTAGCCCCAACCAGAATGTAAGGGTTTTGCAATGAAGTACATCAACGTAAATGGCGTATGTGTTTACAGGAATGCAATTATCAATCCCTCTGAGATAATAGAAGCCTCTGAGCTGTTAAGCATCTCGAAAGACAGCCGAGGCGATTGGACCAAATCGACAGTAATTGACACCGAGGGGAAGGTCTTTGTTTCTGAAGTAAGGACAAACCAGTTGATGTTCACCCCAACGCCAACTCAAATGGGGGACGAGTCGTCGGCAGAGGTTATGCTGGCGAATAAAATTCACGAATACATCCTTCCTTGTGTCCAAAACTTTGCGGCAAAATTTGGTCTTTCAATCAAGTTCCAATCCACAAATGGATACCAAATACTAAAATATGCAATTGGTGAGCATTATGTATCTCACCTTGATGATGGTGAAAAAACCAGACGCTACGCCTCTGCAGTTGCATACCTAAACGACAATTACGAAGGTGGCGAACTGTATTTTCAGGATTTAAATTTCACATATCAGCCAGTAGCAGGGGATGTTGTAATTTTTCCATCTGGAGCACCATTCAGGCATGAAGCAAAACCAGTAATCAGTGGCATCAAGTACTCAATCGCCAACTGGTGGTAAAAAGCTAGCGAAAAAAACAGATTAGAGCCGATTAAAGACCGTCTTGTGAGATAATTGGCCGTATGCCAATCGTATTCCCTTCATCACCGTCAATAAATGACGAATTTTTTGTTGCAGGTAAATCCTGGAGCTGGAACGGGTTCCGTTGGCAAAGATTTAAATCTGCAATAATTGACGGTGGATTTGCCAATATTGAAATTGACGAGGCAAGCGATTCACAGGTTGCTGACGGAGGCGATGCTTAATGGCGTATAAAAAGATACTTTTCCGTCGTGACCTCGCAGCCACATGGACATCGGTTGACCCAGTACTCTCCGCTGGAGAAATAGGCCTAGAGTCCGACACTGGCAAGATAAAGCTTGGTGATGGGACTAGTTCTTGGACTGAGCTTGATTATTTTTACGGTTCACTAGACAGCACATCATATGTTCAGTCCCTTGTTGCTGGCACAGGCCTAACAATAACCGGAAACTCAGGTTCTGGTTCGACGCCAACAATTTCAATCCCCCAGAGCGTTGCAACAACTGCTTCACCAACATTTGCTCAAGCAACAATTAACAACCTGCCAGTCGATGATAAACATGTCGCAACAAAAGCCTATGTTGACGGAATAGCAGCGTCAATTAACTGGCATGAATTTGCCACACTTGCCACTGATGCAGCTTTGCCAAACAACCCGACCTATGACAACAGCATTGATGGAATTGGGGCAACTCTAACTGCTGGAGCAAATGCGCGACTTGTCGTGGATGGAACTAATGCTTCAACTGGAAATAGAATTCTTGTAAAAAATCAAGCAAACGCTGTCCATAACGGAGTTTACGATGTAACAACTCAGGGAAGCGTCTCCGTTCCGTGGGTGCTTACTCGTTCTGATGACTTTGATGGTAGTACTCATTTCGCAACTCCACACGCAGGAGACGCATTATACGTCTCGACTGGTTCGGCAAATGCAAATCAAGGATTTCTTGTATTTACTTCTGGCACCGGAACCGATGGCGAACATGTTATTGGAACAGACGCAATATCATTTACACAATTTTCCGGAACAGCACCAATTCTCGCAGGAACTGGTATTACAAAATTTGGAAATCAGCTTTCAATTGGTCAGGATGTCGCACCAAGCGCAAGCGTTGTTTTTGCAGGAATTACTGGCTATTTAAATGGGATTGCCGAACAGGCAAATGCACTTACCCAGCCAGTGTTTATTGGAACAAAACTGTTTGATGGTTCGGCAAGCATAAGTCTTGGAGTCGAAGACATAACAGGCCTCCAAGCAACGACGTCAGACCTGAACAAGCTATTTGAATTAACAACGACCAAACTCCAGCTCGATTACCTCAGTAGCGCGAGCGCAAATATTCAAGACCAAATAAACGATAAAGCAGACTTGCTTAATCCGACTTTCTTTGAAGATATAACCGCCAATAGCAATATATATGCCTCCGAATTTCACGGAAATCTAATCGGCACACATACCGGAAATGTTGTTGGTGATTTAACAGGAACGGTTTTTGGGGCGTTCGACGGTAGTGCCAGTGGTGGTTTCTATGGAACATTAACCGGAGATGTTATCGGACCACTGGTCGGACAGACTACTGGTTTACATGTTGGAGACGTAACCGGAAACCTAACAGGAAATGTCATCGGAGATGTTACTGGAAGCGTTAGCGGAAACCTTCTTGGAAACGTAACAGGAAACGTTTTAGGAAACGTAACAGGAAATTTGATTGGAAATGTGACTGGCTCTGTGGACGGAAGCATATCCGGAAACGCCGCAACAGTTTCTTCAATATCCAATCATGGTATAGACGGCCTTTCGGACGTCACTGCACCAACGCCAACTGCTAATCAATTCCTGAAATACAATGGAACAGCTTGGGTTCCTGATTTAGTTGACCTCAATACCGATACGAGCGGAAACTATGTTGCCTCGGTTATAGCCGGAACTGGCGTGTCGCTGACAAACGGCGTCGCACAGGAAGCAGGAACACCAACTATAAGTATTGGTCAATCTGTTGGCTCTGGTGATTCTCCGCAGTTTGCTGGCCTTTCAATAGGCAATACAAACCTAACCGTCAACGGAAACCTTACCTATAACGCTGGAACCAATCTTGCCACCGTGAATACTCTTTCCGAGCACGGCCTTTATGTCGGAGCAAGGATTACGGTTTCTGGAGCGACACAAGAAGGCTACAACGGCAGCTTTACTGTTGCTCAAGTAACATCTGCATACCAGTTTAGATACACCCCAGTAGAGACTCCGTCTTCTGCGATTTCATCTGGAAGCCCGGAAGTCAAATTTGGCGGAGGCATTACTTTTGAAGGCTCAACGCCAGACGAATTTGAAACAGTAATCACATTTGCAAACCCAACAGCAGACAGGGTTATATCTTTCCCAGATGCAACAACGACTCTTGTCGGTACTAATACCACGGATACGTTAACAAACAAAACTTTAACTAGCCCAGTTATTACTGGTGTATCGCCAATTCTGACGCTTTCTGGTGATGTTTCTGGTTCGGTGACTTTCACCGACCTTGGCAATGCGACAATGTCGACAGCGATTCAACCAAACTCCGTAGTAATGGGAACCGACACAACTGGCAACTATGTAGCCAATCTGGTTGCTGGAACAGGTATAACGATTACGGACAACTCTGGTGAATCTGCCACTCCAACAATTTCCATTGGGCAAGCTGTCGGTACTAGTGCATCCGTGCAATTCGACACACTTGTCGTAACTAACCTTTTTGCAACAAACCAGGAAGTAACTAATCAAGCATCCCTAAATGTTGCCAGCGGCGAGATTGTTCTTAATGCTGGCACGGTTGGCGCTCCAACTCTTAACGGAGCAATAAAAATTGACAGAGGTTCAAGCGCAAGCGTTGAAATTAGATGGAACGAAACGCTGGATAGATGGGAATCCACCAGAGATGGAAGCACCTATAAAATAATTGACGAGGGCGCAAAAATGACGCTGGGGACTACCCCTCCAGCAGCCCCAGACGATGGGGACTTCTGGTTTGAGACGGACTCGGCTATAACGTTTGTTTATTACGATTCCTACTGGATTGAAATTGGCGCTTCTGGAATTGGTGCTGTCATTGGGTCTAGCTCTCCAGAAAATCCGGCCAACGGACAGTTCTGGTTTAAAAACACGACAAACGAAGTATTTGTGTATTACAACGGTTCATGGGTGCTTGTATCTCGCTCGACTAGCACCGACGACGTCAACGTAGCGTCTATCATGGGAGCGTTCTAAATGACTGGAGCAATAAATGGCTAATACAGCTAAGGTCCTATTCAGGGGCGCTGCAACTGTTTACACTACCCCGGCGACAACGCTGTACACCGTGCCGTCCCTGACGACCACTGTAGTAACTAATGTTGTTGTGGCCAATAACGCCGTAGCTGGAGGAACATACTCGCTCAATCTCGACGGAATTCCTCTTGTTCCAACCTTGGAGATACCAGGAAATTCGGTTATTTCGCTTGACCTAAAGCAGGTTCTTACGGCTGGCGACACAATTACTGGAAATGCAAACTCAACTGATATTAAATTTCACATCAGCGGGATGGAGATAGCGTAATGGGTCTTAATCAAATACCTCCTGGCTTGACGCCGATTACTCCAGAGGAAGTGCTGTACGACCCAGTACAGAAGCTCCGCGTATCCCAGCCACAGTCACTAATTGACACCGACTTTGAATACGGAACTCAAATTTCAAAGTGGGAAAACCTAACGACAGTAGGTGCGCGCCCGTTTATTTATGACTCGTCAAGTCCGGTAACAACAATTACTGCGATTACGATGAATACATCGTCGAGAACAGTTACCGTTTCACTCACCGACACAACCGGACTTGCTGTTGGGACACCAATTACCGTCAGGGATACGCAGCTATCGATTGCTAACGGTGCCTACCTTATTGAGTCTGTAACCACCAACACGTCATTTACCTATACAGGTAAAGCTGTCAATACTGGAGCACTGACATCAATTTTTGATGCAAACAAAACTGCAATTTTTACTGGTGTTATTTTTACAAACGCAAAAATTGGTGGAGCTCCAACTGTTTCATATTCTGGAACAGCTGTTACGGTGACAACAACAATCCCGCATGGTCTTTCGATAGGCAACGAAGTTGCTGTAACAGGAATTACAACATCTGGCTCAAATCCTCCAAACGGTGCGAACTTTGTTTCAAGAATTATAAGCTCAACACAGTTTGTTTATCATGCACCAGTTGCTCCAACTGGAACATTGACTGCATCGTCGGCATCTGTATATGTGGCTCCATCGGGCAACTTCCTGCACAGACCTTTTGATGGTGGAGTTATCTTCTCAAATAATGGAACTTCAAACTACGAACTAGCCACACGTCAAACACGTCGTTACTTCCGTTATCAGTCAGGAAAGGGAATCCAGATGTCATCTGGAACGCTCCTTAAACCAGACCTTCAGCTGGACCAACTCAACTACAACTCATCAACAAACTTGGTAACTGTGCAAACTAAAGAGAAGCACAACCTCTACCCAGGCTCGACAATAACTATTTTTGGCGCCAATGAGGCAATCTTTAACGGTACAACAACCGTTTATACGATTACTGGGTACAATACATTTACGTATACTCCAGCAACTTCGTCTGGAACGAACGTTCTTGCTTCTGGTCCTTATTACATTACCGTTGCAGGTTGGTATGGAAACGTAAACAGAATTGGTTTGTTTGACGACCAAAACGGAGTGTTCTTTGAATTTGACGGGCAAACGTTGTGGGCCGTAAAACGTTCATCAACATTCCAGATTTCTGGTAAGTCATCATTCACAAATGGCTCATGCACCGTGACTCAAACAAACGCAGCGTTCCCAACGAGATATGCTGGTCAGCTTGAAATCGGAGATTACATTGTTGCTCGAGGCATGTCATACAGGGTTACAGATATCGCAAGTAATACATCATTGACCATTAGTCCTGCATGGCGTGGCACTTCATCAACAATGGTTTCAGTATCTAAGACCGTTGATACAAAGTATCCTCAGGCCGAATGGAATCTTGATAAGTTCGACGGAACGGGAGCTTCCGGCTACAACGTTGACCTTTCAAGAATGCAGATGTTCTACATTGACTATTCGTGGTATGGTGCTGGTTTTATTCGCTGGGGCATGCGGGCAAAAGACGGAAAAGTAACGTACGCCCATAAAATAGTTAATAACAATACAAACGCTGAAGCGTATATGCGCTCTGGAAACCTTCCAGCAAGATACGAAAGTCTTAGTCAGCCACCACACACTCAGCTAACCGGAACATTATCCGATTCTGAAACAACGACCATGAATGTTGGCAGTACGACTGGATTTCCAAGTGCCGGCACATTGTGTGTATTCAATACGGCAACTGGTTATGAATTTATTAACTACACAGGAAAGACTGCTACAACGTTCACTGGTCTAACAAGACAGCAAACAGGAAACGCTTCCCTTGCCATAACAATTGCGGCTGGAGCCAACGACGGAACAGTGGCTTCCAACTCCGGATTACAAGTTGGTCAGAGAGTTACTGGAACAGACGTGCCTGATGGTACGTTTATTCAGCAAATTTCTGGAAACAATATCAAACTGAGCGCGGCAGTAACTGGCGCGAACCCAACAGTAAGCGCAATTCCGATGGGTACAAATGCGGCACTTGCATTCACATACTCAGCATCAAATCCAGTGGGCGTTGAGTTGGCATTCCCAACTTATGCTCCTTCCATTTCTCACTGGGGAACCTCAGCGATTATGGACGGAAGATTTGATGACGACAAATCGCTCGTGTTTACATATGGCCAGACAACCGGTATCGCGATTGCGTCTGGCGCAACAAAAGCACTATTGGCTATACGTGTGTCACCGTCGGCAGATAATGGAACATCGTCTGCTTTCGGTGAGCGTGAGCTGGTGAACAGAATGCAACTCGTACTCCGCAACCTGGACGTAACGACAACTTCAAGTACGTCAAACCTTCTAATCACGGCGATTCTCAACGGAGTTCCGACCGTTTCAAGAACATGGTCAAAACCGACCACAGTTACCTCGAGCTTGGCTCAAATTGCAGATTATTCCGCAGTTGATGCTCAAGTGAGCGGTGGTGAAGTTACTGGCGGTTTCTTCACTGGTGGTATTGGTGGCGTTCAGATTAGCCTTGAGGACGTTCGTGACCTTGGCAACTCTGTTCTTGGTGGCGGTACGACATCAACAACAACAGGTATATATCCAGACGGACCAGACACGCTGCATATTGTTGCTAGAAACATCGGTTCGGCATCAGCAACCGTGTTTGCCCGTCTATCTTGGACGGAAGCACAGGCCTAAACATGCCAGCAATTGACTTTCCATCAGGTGCACAATCAGGCGACCTTCACGTAAGTTCGGGTAAGACCTGGACCTTCAACGGTTCTGGTTGGGTTCTTGTAACAATCCCATCAGCAATGTTTTCTTCGGGCGCTGTTGCTGGTTCGTCTCTAACCGAGGATTCTGTTCCTCTCAACAGACTTGTGGACAGTGACCCTGGCAAGATTGTTATGTACAACTCATCCGGTGTTGCCACCTCAACAACCATATCTGGCGATGTATCAATGACTAGCTCTGGTGTTTTGACAATTGACAATGATGTTATTAGCGATACTCATATTGCCAACGGCGCAGAAATCAACCCAGAAAAAATTGCTGGAACAGCGGTTGTTCTAACCGACCAAGCGGTCATTACTTCGTACATGATTGAAGATGGAACCATCGTCGACGGAGACATATCCTCAGATGCCGGAATAGGTCGAAACAAATTGGCCGAACCATTGACAAATGCTCAAGCAGCCAGCTACACGCTTGTTCTTTCGGATAGAAATAAGATTATCGAGATGAACGTTGCCACAGCTAATACTTTGACAGTCCCCCCTGATTCATCGGTGTTTTTTGCAACTGGAACGCATATCACGGTTATTCAAACAGGGGCAGGTCAGTGCACTGTTACGCAGGGTTCAGGGGTGACCATTAACGCAACACCTGGACGCAAAATGCGAGCGCAGTGGTCAGGTGCTACGCTGATAAAAAGAGCAGCTGACACCTGGGTGCTCATCGGAGACCTTTCGGCATAAACCATGGAAGCAATAAAAGACAGTGGTGGGAAAAAGCCAACTACGCCAACCAACGTCACAGCGACGAATACCGGCGTGGGCACTGTGGCTTCAATATCTTTTACGCCGTCTGAGTATATAGGTAAAGATGCAATAACCTATACCGCTACATCAAACCCGGGAAGCATTAGCGCCTCCGCCTCAAGTTCGCCAATAACAGTAACTGGTCTTACTGCTGGTACGAGCTATACATTCTCTCTTGTTGCAACAACAAATTATGGCGTTCCATCAGATTCTGTTTCCACATCATCTGTTGCAATCGGCCAAAACCCAGGTGCTCCTACAATCGGAACTGCATCAATCGTTGCAAACACAGATAGAGCTATAGACGTTGCTTATACGGCTGGTGCAGCTGGTACTGGAGCGACAACGTTTACGGCAACATCTTCGCCGGAAGGAATTACCGCAACTGGCTCCAGTCCCATTAGAGTGACTGGCCTAACTGCTGGAACCTCTTACACATTTACTGTTACCGCATCAAACTTGTTCGGTGCAGCAACTTCTGCTGCATCAAACTCAGTAGTTGCCGGGAACAAACCAACTGCCCCAGCAATAGGCACCGCTGTAATTGTTCAAAACGTAGATAGGGCGATTGATGTTCCATTCACACCAGGCGCGACTGGAACTGGTTCTCCCACATACACAGTAACAACGAGTCCTGGGGCATTGACCTTTACCGGAACAAGCCCAATTAGGGCTACGGGTTTAACCGCAGGTCAAGCATATACATTTACCGTTACCGCATCTTCTGTGTATGGTTCAGCAACTTCTGCTGCGTCAAACTCGGTGACGGCAGGAAACAGGCCGGGTGCACCAACTGGGGTATCTGGTGCTGCAGGAAACGCTCAAGTGACTGTCTCATTTACTGCAGGAGCTGCGGGAACTGGTTCCACAACATTCACTGCAATTTCATCGCCAGGAAACGTTCAGGCCTCTGGAACTTCTCCTATTACCGTTACAGGTCTTACCAACGGTACTGCCTATACATTCACCGTAAGAGCAACCAATAGCTACGGATTCCAGACCTCTGCTTCGTCTGGTTCAGTAAGCCCGGTAGCTCCTCCATATTTCCCTCCATATTTCCCTCCATACTTTCCTCCATTTTTCCCGCCATTTTTCCCGCCTTTCTTCCCACCGTTCTTCCCACCTTTCTTCCCGCCATTTTTCCCACCTTTCTTCCCGCCGTTTTTCCCACCAGGGTTTAAGTGATGGACTGCGAAATACAAGAAGCGCCAATTGCGGAAAATGATTGGAGTGACACGGTTCTTCCGTTTTCCATATATGACATTAATTTGTCGTCAGCTGATGGAAAATCATCAGACATTCTAAAAAACCGCAAGGGAAAAGTTACTCTTATTTTTAATGTGTCGGCTGGATGTGGGAATATTCCACAACACTCCGTAATCGAAGAATTAAATCAAAAATACAAAAACGAAGATGATTTTGATATTCTTGCGGTTGTTGTTGATGATTTTGTTTGCCACGGATATCCCGAATTTCAAGAAGGTCTCCAGGCGTACTTGGATAAAAATGAACTAGATATCACGCCGGGCCAATTGTCTGAACAGTACGCGAAAGAGCATTTTGGTGTTACGTATCAATTTTCTGAATTAACAAATGGAAGATTTGATAAACATACCTACGATGAGAATTTTGTTCCAGGAAAAATTAAAATGCAAGAACAGCACGACCTGTGGTGGTACTTAACTGGAGCATACAAAGCAGACCTCCAGCCAAACGGAGTGCCATACCATTATGAGGAAATACCTTGGTCTTTCTCGAATGAGCTAACACCAGATGGTTACGCAAAAGTTGATACAGGAAAACGTGGGTTTTATCCTCTCCGAGGCAATTTTGAAAAGTTCCTTATCGATAGAGATGGAATAAGAATCAAGCGTTATGCAAATGGATTTTTGCTTGGGGAGAGAAATCCAGACGGAGAAATGTTTCCATGGCTTGAAGAAAGATATGATGAAAATGGACGTCGTTACTACAAGCCAAAAACTGAACACGTAGAAGAACCTGGCCACATCTCGTACTCAAAAACTGGTACCGCTTGGCCAAATATCACCCAGAGAAAAGGCATAGATTTTTCGTTGCAGCTCATAAGCGCTGATATAGACGAGTTTTTGCAAAATAGATAAGGTTGTAGCCATGAGAGCTGCAGCTGCCGACAAATCAAACATAGTTGTAGTAGAAAATTTTATGACGCCCGAACACGTCGAACTTGCATATCGCTATTGCTATTCAATCAATGAGTGGGAGTCATGGTCAAAGGGCGGTAATGACAAGATATCCACATACAAAAAAATGCAGAAGGATAACCCCGAACTCTATGAAATAATGCAATCATACGTTGATGACGTAAAGAAAATGATTGAGTTTAAATTTGGGAGAATCCTAGAGACAGCAAGACCGGGCATACGAAGATGGGACTCTGGGGAGAGTCAAGGTCTTCACGCGGATGGCGAAGACCTAGACGGCACGCCAAACGGAACATACATAGTTGATTACGGTTCCGTAATTTATATAAATCAGAATTACACAGGTGGGGAAATATATTTTCCGCAACACGGACTTGAACTAAAACCAAAAGAGGGTTCTTTGATATTTTTTCCATCCAGCAGTTATTACCTCCATGGCGTAAGGCCAGTGATAGAAGGAGTTAGGTATACATCTCCCCACTTCTGGGTTCCAGAAAAACACAGGAAATTAATAGAGATGGCCCAAAATGGGTAATCTTTATCATCTGCATATACCGCGCACATCTGGGACCGGAATACTTTACGCAATACATAAATCGTTTGAACTGGATAGATATAAAAAGGGTCTTGATAAATATGAAAACCAAACCCCTGGGATTTTTGAATTTTCATATAATCACACAACAATGAGCGAATGGCCCACAATTAGTGGTCATTTTGCAATCAATCCAATTTTACACAACGACAGCAGCCTGGAGACGTTCTCCGTTATAAGGGAGCCGGTAGACCATTTTGTCAGCATTGCTGCATACAGGGCCATGTCGTCCCGAAGGGAATTTACAAACGAAATTCTTGACAAGTTCTTAGACGGAAAATACGAAACAATTTTTGGATGTAAATTGTTTTCATCTGACGGAAATTTGCAAACCAAGATGCTTACGTGCAGGATGGTTGAAATCAATGCAGTCTTAGATGTTGGGGATGAATCACCAGGGGTTAGTATTCAGCCTAATGGTGCATGGTTTGTCGAGTCCGATTTACCTACTGGAGAAAAAGAACTAATAGACAGAATTAAAGACATTACAATTTTTGAAATGAACGAGCGAATGGCCGTAGAAAAATATTTGACTTATCAATTTAAGGATAAATTCAATGTTGAATTTGTAGGGTTGGGTTTAGAAAAAATGAACTCATCGGTCCGAGCTGGAATAAAACCGAGCCCGTCACAAAAAAAGGAAATACTTGAAAGAAGCAAATTGGATGTTATGTTGTATGAATATATAACGTCCCAAAGGAAATCACATGGAAATGATTGATATCGATTCACCCTGGAAGATAAAACCTGGGCATTTTGGCAGCGGACCAGAGAACATCCACATAATTGAAAATTTTATCGAACTAGAAGACTTGCTCTTAGTTCAGAAATTTTGCCCAACAATAAATAAATGGAACAACACAGCCGAAAGCGTTTATGCGGAAGATGGAACATGTTTGTATAACGCAGAATACTGGAACGACAGGCAGTGCAGTTCTGAAATTTTAAAGGAGCTGAACTCGGAGGTTTATGAAATTGTTGATAAATACATCTACAAAATGAAGAACCTCATCGAAGAGCTTTTTCAGGTTTCTGTTTCAGTGCGCCCTCCGGTGATAATGAAATGGCGGGCAGGCATAGAGCAGCGCCCCCATGCCGATAAGCAACTAAATGACGGAAGACCAAACGCCTTCACGGATTACGACATCAATTCATTGTTCTATTACAATGACGACTTTGAGGGTGGCGATTTGTATTACCCACAGCACGGGATTACCGTTAGACCAAAACCCGGCTTGGCAGTGATACATCCTGGTGATGTTGGGTACTTACACGGGGTAAGCATGGTTGAATCTGGGGAGAGATATACGACCCCATCGTTCTATACTGTTGTGGATGAATAGAGTAGACAAAGTACATATCATAGATTCGCTTTTTGAAGATACGACTATTTCCAAAATATTGTCGGCGGCAGTAAAAATTGGCGAAAGTATTGGAATTGACAGACTACTGACAGAAGATTTTGAAGCCGCCGAGTCATTGATATTTGCATCATGGGTTGTCATGGCAGCCGCAGAGAAAAAATATGACATTGAACTTGAGCATAGAATGCCCGGAATTTTTGTCAGCAAATCTGGACTTCATGTCCCAACACTGCACGCAGACAGGCAGAATTTGGATGGCTCACCAAAGCTTGGGTGTGAGGACTTTGATGTGTCTGCGGTTCTGTATTTGAACCAAGAATTCAATGGGGGGGAACTTGTTTTTGCCGATACGGGCAATACCGTGAAGCCATCCCCAGGCCGGGTTGTAATTTATGGTGGCGGTATTGAATTTGCTCATTATGTAGATAATGTATACGGAGGGGATAGGTGGGCATGCCCAATGTGGTTTTCTATGAAACATAAACAAAAAAGGAGCAACCAATATGGTAAGAAATATCGAGGTTGAGTTCATTGGAGACCCGAGATTGGCAATAATCGTCTATCGCAATGCGCTCCCACGGGAATTGAACATACCGGAGAGAATTGAAGAGGCGATTGGGTCCAGTGAAACCGCGCCGTATATGTGGATGGATGCAC